TTAAATGACAAAGCTACAGAGTTAGGTTTTAAAGTACCTGCGAAAACGTGGATGCAAGGAACGTATATTTCAAATGATGATGTTTGGGCAAAAATCAAAAACGGAACTTATAAAGGTATATCTGTTGAAGCGGATATGAATCACGAATTAACACAATTAAATAAATCAGAAATGAGTAATACCAATGTAAAGTTAGATGCTATTCTAACGAAACTCGGAGAAATGCTACCGAGCAAAAAAACTGAATTAGCATCTATGGATGTTGGTGAAGGAGTATTAATTTATGCTGAATCTTTTGAAGAAGGTGCTAAAGTTTACGCTGACGAAGCAATGACTGTACCTGCTGAAGGTTCTTATGAAGTAGATGGCAAAACAATCACTATTGAAGGTGGTGTTTTAGTTTCTATGACAGAAGCTGAAGACTTGATGAAAGACAAGGAAGAAAAGATGATGGAAGAAGAAGTTGTTGAAGAAGTGAAAGAAGTTGCTAAAGAAGACGTAAGTGCTTTAATTGACACTTTAGTTGATGCAGTTGCTGCACAAGTTGAAGCTGCTGAATCAATGATGAAAGAAAACGAAGAAATGAAATCTGAGTTGGCTTCTGTAAAAGAAACACTTTCAAGTCTTGAAGAAGCAACAAATTTAAACACAGAAAAATTATCAAAGGTTTCAAACGAATCACCTAAATCAATCACTAAACTCAGCAACGAAAGCGGAAGTTCAGTTGCAAATTATTTTAACAACAGATTAAATTATTAAAAAATGGCAGTAACTATTACACAGGCTTCCGATTCTATTAGTAGAGTAGAGGAAGTATTTTTGGAAGCAGTTCTAAGAGCAGCATCTTTTGATGCAGGCTTTGGTATTAAGCAAGTACAAGGCACAAGAGACAAGTTCTCAATGTGGGAAATGACAACAGGAACAGACATCGTTCAAACATATGTAGCAGCACCTTCAGAAGCAGGAACTGCATTAATAAGCGACACGGAGTTTACAATTGACAAAAAGTCAATCAACCTTCCTTTACCTTACGATTTGTTCAAGAACACCGAGTGGAAAGATGCAGTAGCTAACATCCACGCAATGGGTATTCCTGAAGAGTTGAAAGTAGCAATGGTTTCAAACATTTCTGAGAAAGCACTTAAAGTTGTAGAAAGCGAATTGTGGAGTTCTAACGCAGGAGCAACAGGTGACCCTACTGCAACTATCAACGGATTCTGTAAATTGATTAATGACAAGCTAACCGCTGCATCATTAACTGCTCAAATCCTTTCAGGTGCTAATTCATTAGTTGACCCTACAACGATTCAAGCAAGATTCAACGGAATGGTTGCTGTTATACCAACTGCTTTGTTAAACGAGCAAGCTGATGTATTCTTCCACGTTTCTCCTGCTACGGCTTGGGCTTACAGAAGAAGTTTACAAACTCAAGATATGGCAGTTCTTTCTTCTGAGCCAACAAACTTTGGTGGATTCGGAATTAAGGTTGTTCCAAACTTGAACTCACGTTGGGCAGTTTTAGGAAAGACTTCAAACTTAGGAATAGGTTTACCATCTGCACCAAACGATATCATCTCTTTAGATGTTATTGACCAAAGAGATAACTTGAAAAATCAAGCTAACATCTTCGGAAACTTCGGATACGGAGCAGGAGCAGTTACAACTGATTGGGTGACTTACGAGGACACAACAGTATAATTCAAATAATTGGGGAGTGATTAATTTCGCTCCCCTTCATTACTAAAACGAAAGATATGTCTTGTACATTAACATTATCGGCTTACAAAAGAGGTTGTGCAACTCCTTCAGGAATTGACTCAATCTATTTGATAGACCACGAAGCGAGAAAAAGTTCGGAAGCAGTTTTTAGTATTACCAACGGAGCGTTAACAATTACAAATGCAGGCACAGCAGTTCCTGCTTTTCACGTTGAGCCTGTATTTAATACTTCAACAGTTACAACACCTATCACTTCAGATGCTACTTCAAATGCGTTTAAATACGATAGAAACTTAGAATTTAAGTTAGATGGTTATGATGCTTCAATAGTAACATTAACTGAAAACTTGGTAAAAGGTAGAACAGAAGTTTTAATCAAATGGGTAAACGGAAGCTACACATATATGGGCAACGAAAGAGGTTGTTCAGCAACAGGTTCTGATGCAGGTACTTCAGGAACTGCTTTGTCAGATGCTAAAGGAGTTACTTTGACCTTGATGGAAGAAGCTACTGCACCGATGCCAATGGTTGACTTTGCAGAATTTACTGCTGCATTTGCAATAACTGAACCTGCTTAATATGTATTTATTTGGGAATTACGAAGGCTCTAAATCTAAGTTGATTATAGATGCCAAAACAAAAAAAACGGAAATTGAAAAGTTTCTCAAAGACAATCCTGAATTAAAATCATATATTATCAACAAAGAAAAGGTAATTGCTCAGTATAAATTGATGGGAATTGAATTGCCAAAAGTAGAAATTAAGACTAAAAAGAGTGGTTCTAAAAAAAGGTAAATATCAATATAAAAGGGTAGCATTCGAGATTTCGGATGCTACTACTTTTGAAAACATCAAATGGGTTCTTGACAAATTTCCTGAATTAGAATCAGTAATTTTACAGAATCCAAAACCAAAAAAGAAAAAGGTAAGTGATAACTATAACGAAGAATCAAGTAAGTCCGATAAGAGTAAGGCTAAATCAGAGTAACGTAGTTGGTGATACAATTACTATTACGCTTGACAGTCCTTCACGAAGTCAGCTTGTTTTTTCTTCTGTTATCACAACTATAAGTGATGGGTATTATTCATTCAATTTAGATGTAGCAGACACATCTCAATTAATAGATGATACCTATTTTTATTCCATATCACAGGAAGATGTGGATTTAAAGAAGGGAGTAGTTAGGTTCTTAGAAGATACAGATACTAATAACGCCTTTGATTATACATTAGATTTCACATTAGCGTAATGAAGATTCAATTATCAAGATATAAGACCAACGCAATACAAGGACAAAGAAGATTAAGCACTTACTATCCAAATGCGTTTGATAACCTTTTCTCAAATTACTTAAATTCCCTTTACAACAATAGTCCAACACACCAATGTATTATTGATGATTTGGCACAACAAATTGTTGGTTTAGGGTTAACCTGTGATGACAAAGAAAAGGATGCAAAATTGCAAGAGTTCTTCAAAAAGAAAAACCTGCTTTCAATTGCTTCAGGTTTATTAGTTCAGGAAAGTATCAGCTTAGAGATTCGCAGAAATCCATTGATGGAGATCAAAGCGGTTGAGAATATCAATGTAGCACATTTCAGAGTAGTAGAATTAGAGGATGGTTATCCTATAAGATTTAGCTATAAGGAAGATTGGAATCCAAAAAGTCCAATTTATAACTACAAAAATAATTACATAAATAGCTACAATAACGAAGAAGCAAAGTCACTTCTTTACTATTACGATTCAGGAACATTTAATACACCTTACGGAAGACCTAAATACCTTTCAGCGGCAGATGCTATTGAATTAGAGATTGCGATTTATATGATGCATAATCACGGAGCGCAGAACGGAATGTTTCCTTCAATGATTATTAGTAAAGAAACAAGTGGAGATGCTGAGATTGACAAACAAGATAGCGTTGAAACACAACATCAAACAACAGGAGCAGCAAATGCAGGAAAGGTTATAACAACCTTTTACCGACAAGGTGGAAATGCACCAACATTCTCAACGCCAAATTTAACAGGTATTGACAAGATTTACGAGAACCAATATGAAACTGCTGAAATTGGAATACTTAAAGCACACAGAATACCATCAGCTAATTTGATTAGTGGGTTAAATTCTAAAGGTGCAGGGTTCACAAGCGAGATGGAAGAACTTGCTTTTGCTACTGAGCGAATGATGGAAAAAATAGTCATTCCAAGAAGAGAACAAATTCTTGAAATTCTAAGTCCTATCTTTTCAGAATTAGAATGCGAAGATGTAAGGTTCAAAGAAGTGAAAGAAAAGCCTACTCACATAATGCCTGATGGAAGTGTAATGGATGGGGAAACTCACATTGAAACTGAAGTTAAGGTTGAAGAAAACTTGAATGATTCTGTAAAGAATTTGACAGGTAGACAGATGCAAGGCATTGAAAGAATAGTGCGAAAGTATGGCAAAGGAGAATTGACAGAACCACAAGCTAAATTGATGCTAAAAAGCGGTTACGGATTTTCAGAACAAGAGGCAAATGTTTGGCTTCAAATTGAGGAACAAGTTCAAGAAAACCTTTCTACAATAGAATTGTCTTACAACGATTATCCAAAGTCTGCAAGCAATAATGCACAAAGAGCATTGGATTGGGCTGAGAAAAACGGATGGGGAGATTGTGGAGAAGCAACAGGAAAGAATAGAGCCAATCAATTAGCAAAAGGCGAAAATATTTCAAGAGATACGATATCAAGAATGGCTTCTTTTAAAAGACACCAACAACACAAAGATGTTCCTTACTCAGAAGGTTGCGGAGGTTTGATGTGGGATGCTTGGGGAGGAACTTCAGGAGTTGAATGGGCATCAAATAAACTCAAAGAAATAGACAAAGAAAAGTTAAAAAAAAAGGACTTTGATGACGAGCAAATGCTTGATGCATTAGCAGGGGAAAAGATAGACTTTAACGATTGGGAATTAGTTGATGTAAGAGAAGCAAACGGAGAAAGTATAGAAGATTGGGCAAACAGTTTAATAAAGCCTAAGAAGTCATCTATTGAGCGATTGGCAGACTTTATTAAGAGCAAACCGAATGGGTTTAGTTATTTAGATAAATCATTTTATAAAGTACGATATACCTACCAAGAAAAATATTCATCAGGAAATAGCAGACAATTTTGCAAATCAATGATGCGAAGAACAGGCAACGGAGTTGTTTATCGTTTGGAGGATATTGACAAAGCTACACGAGAAGGAGTAAATAAGTCATTCGGTCATAAAGGTCAATCTTATGATTTGTTTAAATATAAGGGCGGAGTTCAATGTGGTCATTTTTGGCAAGAAGAACTTTACAGAATGAAAGACAAAACTGAAAATTATCTTTCAAGAGGCGAAGAGGTAAGCAGTATTCCAAGCAGCTATAAACCAAGTCCAAGAGGAAATAAAGATTCTAAAATAGCACCTAAAGATATGCCAAATCAAGGAGCATATCCTAAATAAAATTTAAAAAATGGCAGTAACAATACCTTTATTAATTGGATTAGATGACCTAAAATTTTACTTAGGCATTACAGAAAACTTTGATTCACGACTTTTAGAACCTTTGGTAATTCAGTCAACAGACCTTGCAGCGCAGAATGTACTTGGAACTTCATTGATGATCAAGCTGAGAAATGATTATAATTCAAACACCTTAGCAGGTTATTATCAAGAGTTGTATGATTCGGATAAGGCTTCAGTTATGAAGATGATTGTTTGGCAAACGTATGTGATGGCTTTACCGAGAATGCTATATAAGATAGGTGCTGAAACTATTTCAATAGGGGATACTGATGAGGTTACTTCAATAGGTTCTGATGAGTTGGGTAATATGCAGCGACAAGCAACCGCAAGTAAAGTATTCTACGAGAATCAAGTTAAGAATTATCTAACGCAGAACTTTCAAAATATTCCTGAATTAGCAGTTAATACTCCTGAATACATTAGAAGCAACAGAACTGAAAGCTATTCTTCGCAAGGAACAACTTATTCAATAAACAAAAGATACAACATATAATGGCAGCAACTAATATCACATTTGACGATAAAATTTTAGGACAGGCAAACGCACTTCCTGAAAATAAGAAATTGACATTCACAAATGCGAATGAAATAAAGACAGTTGTAAATAATAACGCAACCGAATTGACTTCAACGCAAAGCAATGTTGCAACCAACACAAGTGGAATTGCTACTAATGTAACTGATATAGAAACCAACACTTCAGGCATAGCTACAAATGTTACAGATATTGCAACGAACACAACAGATATTACTACGAATAGAGATGATATTGCCACGAATGTATCAAGCATTTCTACGAACACAACCAACATTGCTACCAACACTTCAGGCATTGCGACAAATGTTACTGCCATAGATGCAAACGCTTCAGCATTAGCAGGGAAAGCAGACTTGACAGGAGCAGTTTTTACAGGTTCGGTTACTTCGCCTGACTTCATCGGAGATTTAAATGGAGCAGTTAGGTTTGAAGCAAAGAATGCAAGTGGTTCAACTTTATTAAAAGGCAAGGTTGTAGCAATTACAGGAGTTAGCGGTAATCAAACTTTGGTTGATTTGGCAGATGCTGACGATGTATCGGCAAGACCTGCTTTCGGATTAGTCTTTGCAGATGCAAATAATAACGCAGGTTGTGAAGTTGTAACTGTTGGTAATCTTTCAGGCTTAAATACTTCAGCATTTACTGAAGGGGATACGTTGTATGTTAGTACTGTTGCAGGGGAGTTGGTAAATGTAGCACCAACAGGCGAAGCAGCAGATATACAAAACATTGGCAGAGTTATCAGAAGTCACGCAAGTTCAGGAATTATAAAAGTTGGAGGAGCAGGTAGAGCAAACGCAACACCTAACTTAAATTCTGCAAAGATGTTTATTGGAAACGCAACAAATCAATCAGCATCTGTTGCAATGTCAGGAGATGTTACCATTGACAATACAGGAGCAACCACAGTTGGAACGATTAATTCAATTCCTGTTGCAACAGTTACAGACGATATTGAAACCAATACAGATAATATTGCTACGAACACAACAGACATAGCTACAAATGTAACCGCAATTAGTAACAGAATTGAAAAAAATGTAGGAACTACATACACGACAAACGCAATAACCACAGTAACACAAGCTGAGTATGATGCTTTGACACCTGTGGCAACAACGGTTTATTTCATAGTTTAATTTTTTAGAATGAAGATAGGAGCAACGGATATAAGTGCGGTAAAGATAGGTTCAACAGATGTAAACAAGGTCTATCTTGGAAGTAATTTAGTTTGGGAAGCAGGTGGTGCTTTATTATTGGATGACTATCCAAATGCTTCGGCTGCTTATTCTTTACGAAAATTAAGGAATGCTTATGCAGGTTCTTCAATTAAAGTAAGACGAAGTTCAGACAATACAGAGCAGGACATTGGATTTTTAGCTAATGAATTAGATACATCTTCTTTATTGACATTTGTAGGTTCAGGAAGCGGTTATGTTTCAGTTTGGTATGACCAAAGCGGCAATGGTATTAATTCAACTCAAAGTACTGCTTCAAAACAACCTATAATAGTAAGTAGTGGGTTGGTAAATACGCTAAATGGAAAGCCTACTATGCAGTTTATATCTTCGTTTGTAATGGATTTAAATTTAACGCAGTATCCATTTACTT